GAAATAATTTCGACAGCACATCATCCGCTACATCACTTCCCATAGGGGTTTCCTGTTTGATCTGTGCAAACAATTTAGTGTAGCTATCTTTCTGTGTCGTAGTCAGAGTAGGATTCGACACCATGAACACCGCCTCTACCTCATCTACCGTGAGGTTACGTTTGTAGGTACTCATAGCATAGTCAACTACACTTTTAATTTTCTGTACATCCTTGGTGAATAATCGTGGAGGACATTTCACACCTATGTGGTTGTCATAAAAGTCTTTATCTAGTAATGATCTTAGCAGAGCTAATTCCATAGCGTGTTCTCCAATCTGTTTAAATCTTCAGTGTCCCGGTACTTCAAATCATTGTTTAATTTCAATACCTTAATACTACTAGCTGCATTCTGTAACTCTTTTGCCATGGCAATTGTTTTGGGCAGGGCATCAGCATCTAAGGCGACTACAATACGGGAGAAGTTCCTATCCCGCAAGAAGTTTTTCTGTTCCAAGGATAGAGATGTACCCATAATACCTATACCAGTAGCACCTACAACTTCTTGGGCAACAACTGCTGCGCTTATACAATCCTCTACTACTACGGCTTGGCGGGTATCACCTACCACATAAGGCACAGAAGAGTTTCCATACCGCTTCCACTTAGGCATCCTGTTGCCAACTGCACGACCTGTAGCATCCACCATAGCGCCATCATTGTAGATAGGGAACACAATGCGATCTTCTCGCACATCCCACATAAGTTCAACGTCTAAGCACCACTGCTGTAGCCAAGCCTGCGCTGCCCTGTTAGCCCCTATAGGCACTATGTAATCAGGCCGTTCAAATAGTTTGCCTTCCTTTGACTGCTTACCAGCAAGCTTCGCACGTACATCCTCCGCTGTCATGTGGGTCTTGACACCACCATGTAATCTACACCCAGCCTTATAGCAATTCCATACCAAGAACCCCTCCCGGTTAGAAGCAGTGAAGGTTTTAAATCCTCTGCATACGGGGCAGTCTCGCCGTGCGGTCATACCATCAGGTAAATCAAGGTCTTCAACAAAATGTAGTACATCAAACATTGATATATCTCTCCATTAAATCTTCAAGGCTCTTATACCAATACCATTTACCCTTACCGTCCACTCTCCATTTATTCTGTTGATAAGCAACTACATATTTGTCATTAACATATATGCCGCCTGTTCCTGTAGCTACGTCAGCCCCCAACTCAAGAAGCTCTTTAATTTTGTGTAATCTAGTTAGTTCTCGACCATAGCGATCACTCGCATAATCCTTATGGTAAGTTTGTATGAGCCATTCTTCTCTGTTCTTCTTGGCCTCTATAATTTCTTCTTGTATCTCCTCAAGATTTTGTTTATATCTTTGTGATAAGGGGCGAAGCCAGTAACTACCTGTTTTTGTCATAGTTGTGTTTCCTTTCTACGAAATCTGTATGGAGAATAATCAATCCATCTAGTTTCACTAGCCTCAACTACATCTTCAGATAAAGTTTTCATTTTGTTTATGATGTCATGTAAAATATGTATCCTTTCATGCGCCCATTTCAGTTCCAGTTGCATATCTCCTACCTGCTTTTCATAGATTTCTTTTGTTGACTGGATACCTAAAGTATCATGTGTGTTAGTCATTTCTATTTACCTCCATTGTTATAAGATGTTCTTCATTGCCCATCTTTGACCTCCGTTATCACCCAGAAATACGCATCACAATACTCTTTCTTTTTGATACGCCCATAGTTAGGCACTAGTTCTGGGATGAGTTTCTTTTCCCAGACTAGTACCTTACCATCATACTGCCGCACCGTTTCTTCTCTAACAATTTTCATGGTGTTGAACTTTCTTCCTTGTTCGAATGATAATCTTCCAAACCTTCTTCGATACTCTCTTCTTCGCTTTCATATTTTTGTTTAGATTGTTTAACTCGTTGATGATACTTAGGTGTGTGCAAATCCTTCACCACCTTATTAAACTTCCACTGTTTCTTTTTGGAAATCTCTTTCATCGAATAGCCCCTATCGCACGGGCGGCGGCGGCATACTGCGTGAGAGATTTATCTGGCTGGAAGTTTATATCTCTTTCAATCTTCAAACCAAGAGGGCCGGTAATGCTGGAAAGTTCAGACAGAGATACATAACCTAGCTCTGGACTGCCATGCCCAAGGTCAGCCAGGCCAAACAGGCTATCCTCATTGTCATGTTCCATCTCACTGATCAGCCATGTTGCACCACCCCAAGGGCAGAACAACTTCAATGGTGGTTTCAAACCATCCTTGTTGGTGTTGTTAAAGTTATCTAGCAATTCTTCCCTGATCTTTTTCGTAATCAGCTTCATCTTTATCCCTTTCTATTACTGTCTGTGAAAGGTTTATACACACCCTCCACAGACATTAAACAGTTTAGTTATTTACGCACACTATGAGTAACGTGATCGAGAGTTCCAACCTTAGAGGTGATACGATACAGGTTCCAAAATGGGTTCCCGTAATACTCCGCTGTATGACCATTACGAACCTTGGTAAAAAGCTTAGTGTTCTCTACACCAAAGCCCTGCCACTTGGTAGTGATGCGATAAATAGAAGGTTTAATCCCCTTATCGCTAAAGTCTTTTAGGAGAGCCTGAATTTTATCTTGCTCAGTCTCAGGTGCGAAAAACTTCTTGATCTTGTTTAGCATTTTGATTTCTCCAATCAAATTGAGGTTGAACTTAAAGGGTACTTATAGTAAACTTATATTGTTTTTAAATTACACTTATCCTTTCCTTCTTAACCTTAAATAGACCTATAGTTTACCTTATTCTCACCACCTTGTCCACTGTTTTTTTCGTATGCTCACATTTAAAATCTATGTGTTGCATAAATGTACCAAGTGTATGGGTATCAGTCCAGCTTTGTTGACCAATAATCCTCATAGTTTGTATATCCTTGATCTTTTGTATCATCATGCACTTGCCGCTCGAAAGATGATAGCCTTCTCCAAAAATGTTTGGTGGTGTTAGAACGTGATGACCAAGGCGACCAAGGGGGTTCTTTTTCTTTTTCAACTTTAGATTGTACCATTATTTTTCTCCGAAAACCTGGTGGTTTCTAATCATCATCATCGAACATCATCTCCATTCCAAGTATCTTGATATTGTAGAATGCCAGCATCTCCTTACTTGCATCCTCCATGTCTTGTTCGATGCGCTCGTGATCAAACATACTCAAGTCTCTGAAAGGTAGGGGTTCGTTCATGTTAGTTATCCTTCTCATATTGGTTAGCACACCGCTCACCCATCACTTTTAAAACCGCCTTGTGCAAGATGGAATTTTTGTTAGGTCTGCGTTTCAGCAGTTGAGTTAATTCCTCATCGGAATAGTGCGGCAAGATTTCCTTAACGATAAGATCAATCACTTTCATCATGATATATCCCTCCATTTTTGAATGTATTCTTCCATATTATTTTTATCACGGTTACGATCAATGTATACACGTAAGTTCTTAGACAGACTGATCGGCTGACCGTTAGACCATCGTCTCCAATTAGGCTTCTCACTGTCAATCAAATGCTGACCTTTCACCCGCATGTTATAGGTGTCCTTGTTCAGATACTTTCGCATCAGTCGGACAAGTTCTCTACCTTCCTCGTTGTTAGGAATTTCAGAGAATACATAGTTGAATTTTTTCATGTCATGTTCCTTTCAAATGTAAGGTAGATAAATTTTTCCTTGGGAAAGTTCAGACCCACTAACCATTTCATTGGCTAGCTTTACTGTGGCCTCATTACGAGCGTCATAGTTGCCCTTCTCATAGTCATCAGACCAATGCTTTAGAATTTCAAAGACATTCCTAGCAAGCAACTGTTGATTGGTGCGGTGTTCTCTCGCCACAACATTTACAATCTCATCTGTGTTAGCAGATCGCAGATCGTCTATGATCTCATTTAAGTTAGTCATAATAATTCCCTCGTTTGTTTCATAATTTTTCAGAATGTTCTCTTCAATCATAACTCTCTTTATCTCCCATATCATCACAATATATCCCCAACTCCTTAACCATCTTCTTATCGTATTTGTCGGCTATCTCTTTAGCCTCGTCATAATAATCACCGATATATATAATATGCCATACTTGTTTTTTATA